TTACTTCATAAGATTTTATTAATAAAGGATCTTTAAGTAGCCTTTCAGCATCTTGCCCTTCTTTAACTTGATTATCTTTGTCTGCCATTGTCTTCTCCTATTTGGTTGATTCTATCCACAAAGTCTGTGGTTATAGTTTTTCTCCCAGCAAGATAACCTTGAATATCATTCCTAGGAATAGATGTCTTCAAGCATACCTCATTTATTGAAAGTCGATATTTCAACATTAGTTGTTGTAATTCTGTTTTTGTTAGTTCTGATTTTATGTCAAATTTAGACAAATTATTTTCCTACTTTTTTCATTGCCAATTTATGTGATTGTGTAAAAGTTTTACCATTACTCATAAGTTTTCTCATCTCTGCCATGTGTTTAGAAGTATGATGAACCTTATGTTTTGCAAGAGTTTCTTTTTGTTTTTTAGTTAACATGTTTTAATAACCTGGATATTTTTTAACTGGCTTTTTTTTCTTTTTCATAATAACCTCAGTATTTCATGAAACCTATCGCTTAATATAACAAAAACAATAATAGCTCCATAAGTTATATATTTAAATCTAAAAACTTCTACCTTGACATCTCTCATATCTCTTTCTATATGAGCTAAATGATTATTCTTAATAATTCTAATATCATTTTTAATAAGTTCTATTTCTAAATTAAGTTCGTTTAAATCTTTCATGCTAAAGGCAACCTCTTTCGTTTAGGATAAGTACCTACAGCTATTTCAACTGATTGCTTTTGTGGCTTACCTTCTTTTCTTAAACCTTTAATTTTTTTAGAAATTAATTTATTTCTTTCAATTCTTCCATGACCTGAGTATTTAGGATATGCCATTAGCTTGGTCCTATACCTATAGGTCTGTTCTGTACAGCTTCTAATGCAAGTTCTTGTTCATTTAACTCAAGTTGAGATTTCTTAATCATTAACTCTTGCTGTTTAAGAGCAAGGTTGATTGCAGCTTCTTCTTGTTTAAGTTTTAACTCTTGTGCTTTGAGTTGCGTTTCAATTTCTAATTCTTGAGCTTGTAGTTGTAGTTTTTGTAATTCTACTTGTGCTTTTCTTTGCTCTACTTTTTCTTCTAGTGTAGGTTCAGGTGGTGGTTTAGGTGGCATCGTTTCAGGATTAGATATAAACTGGTCTGAGTTTTTATATCCTGATTGTGCTATAAATTCACTTACTGCATTGTATATATTCTGTGGTGTAACAAGTGAACCCATTCCACCATTTTGAACTAAGCCTTGTATTATTTGCATAATAGAACCCATTGTTTGAGTCTTAGCTGATTGACTACCAGAGCCAACTCCTACATTAACAGTACAATTTAATTTTTCTTTCCAACGAGATACATCTATAGGTACAAACTTACCATTAAGATAAGCTATTTTCTTTCTATCTTCATATCTTTGTACTAGGGCGTATATGCTCCTAAATAGGTCCTTAATGCCTGTTTCTGCAAACATACGTGCTATGAGCTCAATCCTTTGCATAGAGGACTCTGTCGCTGCTGATATAGCCCCTGAAGTAACGTGTGAGTTAAGTACATCAGGATTTAATCCTTGTGTCATCTTAGATACACCACTTCTTTCTTCTCTAATACCATCTAGGTATTGAACCATTTGGAAAGCATAAGGTTGTATTTGTGGGGTAGGTAAAGCTGTAACAGCACCTGCTGATCTCATTCTTACTATTCCACCTGGTTTAGAAGATAATAAATCATCAAGTTCTACTTGTCCTGCTAATACTGCATATCTTGCGTTGTTAGTTAAATACATATTATCAAGAAGATTTCTCATAATAGTAGATTTAATTAACTGAATATCTTGGACTGTATCGGCAATACTCATGCCATGAAATTTGTGAGGTATGGGTAATGGGCAAATAGTTGAGAAAGGAATTGAATCTATTTCCTCGTTATCTAAAATAACATCTCCACCCTTTGTAATCTTTCTTAATTCTGCAATGCCATCACCATCATAATCAATGTGCATGTAACATTCTTCAATCCAAACTTTTCTTGATGCTCCTTTACCTTCTTCTGCTGGAACAGAATCTTCATCAAAGCTAAATCTAGCTTGTCTTTCTTCATTCCATTCTGCGTTATTATGGGTATAGGTAGGTAAATCATCTACAATGCTTTTAGAATATCCTTCTAAAATTAAATCACTAACAGATTTTTTAACTCTATGACATACAAAACTAGCATCTTCAACAGAAGTTGCCCTTCTTGATACTAAAAATTCTTCTGGTGGAACGGATAAAACTCTTACCTGTCCATCTATTGTTGTTTTTTTAACTTTAACATCATGCTCAACAACCTTTGGACTAACTAAAGTACCATAGTCATCTACCTGTTGTTTCATTATAATAATTTCTGTATGCTCTACGACTTCAAGATCATCATTTGCTAGGATTGATTGATACTCAATCTCAGTTAGGTTCTCGTATGTTTCGTGAGAAACCTCTTTTTTTTCTTCCCAGAAATGTTTAATAACTCCAGTCTTACTTATCAAAGCATCTTTAAAGGCATCGTACAAGACTTTAAAGCCATTGTTTTGTTTATTAAAAACATAGTTAACGTAATCAGTAGCTTGTTGTGCCATTTCGACATCTTCAGGACCTTGAGGTTCAAACTCAGCTACATTGTTGTGTGTTGTAAAGATACGCATAAGACTCGGCATAATGTATTCAATCGTATCTCGTACATCGGTTGTAACGATTTCGGAACGACCTTCTATCTCATTACCAAAGGGTTCACCAAGATAATACTTCATAGCCTGTTCTCTTTGAGCAGATAGTTCTGTATTAAAGTTTCCTGAAGCAGACTCTATTTCACTGCTTAGTTGTGCAGCTAGTTCATCTTTAGTCATCTTTTTAGCCATTTATTTTCCGTACCTTTTTTTAAATTTTTGAGCTGCTGTGCCCCCTGTTTTCTTTAATTTAGCCATAGCATCTTGTTTTGTTGCAGCATTGCTTTGTGCTCTTAATTTTTTAGTAGCCTTTTCTTTATATTCTTTCCCAACCATTTCTGAAATACCATATATTCCAGCAACAGGAAGCGATATATTAGCAGCAGTTAATAAAGCATCTACTTTTTTATCAGCTTTTGTTGTTCTTAGTTTACTTTTAAGAACTTTTTGACTATCACCTTTTAAAAATTTAGAAAAATCATTTTTACTTATACCTGTTGATTTCATAGCTTTGGCCATCAACTCTTTTCCTTTTTTACTTTTTAAGCCATATTTTAATGCTTCTTTTACTATTGTTGTATATGCCATAATGTTCTCCTATACGACTGCGACATCAGGACCTAATCTGCCCTTAGTTGCCCAGCGTGAATTTTTAGTTGTTGAATGTCTAAGGCTCAATGCAGCATATCTTGTAGCCGACATTAAATCATCTTTAAGTTTAACTAGTTTTCCATCTTTCCGATGATACATTCTATACTCCTCAAACCAGTCATAAAGGGTATTAAATACTTTAAATTTTCCATGTTCCATTCGGTCTAACATTTCCATTAGTCCTGTCTCTACACTGTTTCCCCCTTTCTTCTGCCCAATAGCAGGAGGGTTTTCAAAATGAAATGGCAACATATTAACTTGAGCATCTCTATATTGCTCGGCTAGGGTAATACCACTTCCTTTATCGTGTTGATAACCATCGTGTGGCCATACTATAGGGATATAATCACTACCTTCTCTTTCATTTATGTGAGAACCATGATAGCTCGGTATCTGTTTAGCCATTCTATAACAGTCATAAACGTATACAATATCTTTATCTCTATCCCATGCTAACCATGCAACAGCAGTAGGGTGATCGTATCCAAAATCTATTGCTGCTATTCGTGCAAAATGCTTAGGAATAGTAAAAGGCTCAATAGCTAGATTATCCTCATCTATAGGAAATACTAGTCCAGAACCAATCATAGGTATGCCTTTAGACCTCATCTCTCTTTCGTGTTTAGGGAGAGCAGCTAAAATCTGTTCTTTCATGTCATCGGTTAGATGACCTGCATCTTCCCAACCTGCTGTTATAAGGGCTTGTGAAGGTCTTAAATCACTGGTGAAGTTTTGAACTACCTCAGTCATACCTGATTCAGGAGTAAAGGTTAAATAGACCAATCCTCTTTTATCGAGTGTTCTAGTTATACATTGTGAGTAGATGTCTTGGGGTGGTTCTTCATCTAGCCAAATAAGGTCTAAACTCTCCCCCATAAATTTTTCTGCCCCTTGTTCGTAAGCCTTAAAGGCAACTCGAGACCACCCACCTGTGCTGTGTTTTACAAGTACCGAGGAATGTGCATTAGGCACACCTGGTTTCCTTGTGGTTTCGCCAATGAGATGTTTAGGGATTGAACCCTTTCCTTTATCTCTGGGGTTGTCTGGTTGCCCGAATAATTCTTTTTGACAGATATCTCTTGTGGTTTCATTAGAAGCTCCACATACCCAGGCTCTTATAGGTTTATCAAATCGTTTACCTTTCCACCATTTAGGATAAAGGCCTGTCAAATGAGCTGCCATTTCCATAGCTCCTACAT